TTGTATCTTGGCCTTGGTTTGACTGACCTAAGTGGTGCGCCCTACATCAGCCGCCCGGTTCAGCCAGAAGCAGGCAAGATCCGAATTGGCTTGCGCTGGTCTGGAAACAAGCAATTTGAGGCGCAGCATCACAAGCTCTTTCCAGCCGAACCGTTTTTCGATGCGGTAAAGCGTGCGGATGTCGAATTCATCAGTCTTCAGCGCGACGCGGATCTGGAGTTCAAACCGCACTGGGTCGCACCTGTGGCGCTTGAGACTTGGAATGACACTCAAAAGGCAGTGGCATCCTGTGATCTGGTCATCAGTTCCTGCACGTCGGTTTCGCATCTATCCGCTGCAATAGGAGTTCCCACTTGGGTCGTCATTCCAATCATGGGATACTACCTTTACGCCATGCCAGGTCCTCGAACGCCTTACTATGACTCAATGAGGCTTTTCCGTCAGGTTCAGTTTGGTCAGTGGAGCCATTGTATGGAGGAGCTAAAGGAAGCCGTCGCCACTTTTAACAAATGAACTACTGCCTCGTCGAAAACAACGCCATCGTCGATGGTCCACGCGGACTGCCTAAGTCATGGCGAAACATCTCCGGCCTAAATTGGCTATCCAATGATGAGTTGCGGCCGCTTGGCTGGCTGCCGTGTCGAATTGACGAGGGCGTCGTCGACGAAAAGTTCGTTGGATCGACGTTCACAGTCACGCCGACGGAGGTGGTAGAACTGAAGCAGTGGCGCAAGTTTACTGCGGAGGAGAGCGCCGAGATCGCTGCGCAAAAGGCAAAGCAGGTTCGCAACGAGCGAAACACCAAGCTTACGCAGTGCGACTGGACCCAGCTTGATGATACGCCGCTTGATAACTTGGCAAAGAGCGCCTGGGCGAATTATCGTCAGGCATTGCGCGATGTTCCGGATCAAGCCGGATTCCCATTCAATGTGACTTGGCCGGTTCAGCCATAATGAGTCATGGCTAATCTATCGGACATCATCACGCCGTCAAACGTACTGACGGCGAGCAATACCGCCACGCTGTCGAATAAGACGATCAGCGGCGCAAGCAACACGGTAACGAATGTTTCGCTCACGGTTTCCGTCACTGGTACGTTGCCTGTGGCGAATGGAGGAACCGGCGTTACAACTTCTACTGGCACCGGAAACGCAGTTCTTTCGGCCAGTCCAGAGCTGACTGGGTCGCCTTATGTAAACGGCTCCTATCGCTCAAACGCCGTTGCGGTTTCCGCTCTTGATATTGATTGCTCTGCTGGTAATTACTTTACCAAGACAATCAACGCGAACAGTACATTTACTTTTTCTAACGCGCCATCGTCACGTTCGTTTTCTTTCACGTTAGAGCTGACGCATACGTCAGGAACTGTGACGTGGCCGGCTGCGGTAAAGTGGCCGAAGGATACCGCGCCGACTTTGACTGCCGGAAAGACCCACTTGTTTATGTTCGTGACTGACGATGGTGGCACACGTTGGCGTGGTGGTGCGCTAGTCGATTACGTTAATTAAGATGGACCAGACGACGCATAGGATGATGATGGGTGCTGCTGGTGCTACAGGGCCAGAAAATAAACTGTATACTTGGGGAAGCGGCGCAAATGGAGCACTTGGATTAGGCAATACAACTGGCTATTCATCTCCGAAACAAGTTGGCGCTCTTACAGATTGGAGTGTTATCAAGGGACCGGGAATTAACAATCGTTTTCATGCAATCAAAACAGATGGAACACTTTGGAGCTGGGGAAGTGGAAGTAGTGGTCAACTTGGATTAGGCAATACAACTAGCTATTCATCTCCGAAACAAGTTGGGGCTTTGACAAATTGGGCAAAAATATCTGCTGGCGCAGTGTTTACAGTAGCAATAAAAACAAATGGTCAAATTTGGGCTTGGGGTACTAGTGGTCGAGGTGAACTTGGACTAAATAACACTACTGACTATTCTTCGCCAAAACAAATAGGCACACTAACCAACTGGTCTCAGGTTGCTTGTGGCGATTACCATACGGCAGCAATTAAAACTGATGGAACTCTGTGGACTTGGGGTTATAACTACAACGGACAACTTGGTAGAGGAACATCTGGAAGTGGAACGAACGTTTCTTCTCCTGTTCAAGTTGGTGCTTTAACAACTTGGTCTAAAATAGCCGCAGGATGTAATTTTTGTGCCGGAATTACATCCGATGGTAAACTATGGACTTGGGGAGCTAATTTTAATGGACAGTTGGGTACTGGTAATTTGAACTATCGAAGTTCGCCAACCCAAGTTGGCGCACTTACAACTTGGAGCAATGTTTTTATTGGATACAGAACTTGTTTTGCAATTAAAACAGATGGAACGCTTTGGGGTTGGGGCTTAAATAATACTGGTCAACTTGGTGACGGAACGCTTATAGCTAAATCCTCCCCAGTTCAAATTGGTGCATTAACTAATTGGTCAGTTGTTTCTCCGAATTCAAGTCACACAATTGCATTAAAAACCGACAATACGATTTGGGGATGGGGAAATGGCTCCAATGGAAGACTTGGAGTTGGGAATCAGATCACATATTCATCTCCAGTACAAATTGGTTCCCTTTCAAATTGGATGACTATTGGAACTTGTGGTAGTGCAAGCTCTGCAATTAGTCAGTAAGATAAAAGTCTTTACCTTACGGTAGAGACTGTTACAAAGGCCAAGTGAATAACAACTTGTCCAAGAAGTTGCACTTCTTGTCTGGCCTTCCGCGCTCAGGATCAACAGTACTTGCGGCAATTCTTAACCAGAATCCGCAAACACACGTTTCAACCACCTCAGGTCTTGGTGCTGCGCTTGATGCGTTAGCAACAACGTGGCACCGAGAACCACTACTAGAAAAGAATGATTTAGATCGTAAGAAGCTGGCAAATGCCATGCGCGGTCTAATTCATGGCTACTATGACGAGATTTCGCCTAAGCCTATTGTCATCGACAAGGCGCGTAATTGGCCCCTTCCAGTAGTTGTGTCCTCAATGGCTCAAGTATTGGGTCATAAGCCGCGCATCATTGCCACAGTTCGTAGCGTTCCAGACTGCATGGCTTCGTTTATCCGTGTAGCCAAGCCAACGAATTTAGACGAGTTTATTCAAAAGTCGGGACTAACTGCACACCTCAAGTCGTCATACCAAGTATTGCAGGCTGGTTATCAGGCCGATCCAGAGTGTTTCCTTTTCGTGGAATACGAAGACCTTTTAGCTGATCCGCGAACTCAGCTCAAACGCATCCATGACTTTCTCGGTCTTGATCCGTTTGAGTACGATCTAGAGCGCATCGATGGCTCGACTGTTAAAGAGGATGACGAGGGAATTCATGGCGTAGCTGGCCTACACGACATTAAGCCCAAGCTGGCTCGGCAGCACAATGAGTCGGCCAAGGATGTTCTCGGCTACCACTACGGGCAATTTTGCCAGCCTGAGTTCTGGCTCCCCAAGCCGCGCACTATTGTTCCTTTAGACGATCTCGATCTACAGCTTGCAGCCTCTACAATGGGCAACTTTGAGGAAGGTAAGCGCATTGCTGAAAAGCTCAAGGTAGAGCGTCATAATGACCACCGCGCAGCTTATAACCGTGGCTGGTATGAACTGCGTGATGGCAACATTGAGGAAGGCTACAAACTCCTTCATCGTGGACGCAAGGTAGGTGTATTTGGCAATAGCCAACCGAATAGTCCACAGCCTGAGTGGAATGGTAGCAGCGGCCACACCATCCTGCTTCAGTTGGAGGGCGGACTTGGAGACCAGCTTCACCAGCTACGCTATACCCGCAATCTGCGGTCAAACGGTTACAGTCCTATCGTTAGCTGCTCTGGTGAGCTAGTGCCATTTATCGCCTCTACGGAACTGGCTGATGCCGTAGTGCAGCATGGCGCGGAATATGGGGTATTCCACGACTATTGGATGTCTGGAATGTCTAGCCCTATGTACCTCGGGCTAAACCGTAGATCCATCCAAGGAGACGCATACATCCACACCGACTTTACTGTTCCCAATAAGAAGCTACGGGTAGGGCTTCGTTGGTCGGGCAACAAGACCTTTGAGGCCCAACACCACAAGCTATTCCCGGCCCAGTTGTTCTTTGATGCCGTTAAACGGGACGACGTAGAGTTCATCTCCCTCCAGCGAGATGCCGATCTAGAGTTCAA